TGAAATTTAGTTGTGTAATTACCTCTTTTGCAACTGGCAAAAGACTAGTTCCCATTGTAGTTTTAAGATTTTCCAGTTGAGCTGTAAGGATTTTTTGTTGCCCGGCAAGTCCATCTGATGTGCGGCTAAAATCCCCTTGGGCATCTTTAGTTTGATCCAAAATAACTTGATAAGTTGCTAAAGATTTGGCTTGGGCATCCAATGCTCCCTTGCCATCATAAAGGCCCATTTCCATTGCTTTGGCTTTAAGAGTCGCATCGTCAAGTAACACGCCATATTTGCGAATTGGTTCAGATTCTCCACGCAATGCCGCACCAATAGCAGTAATTGCTTCATCAGCATTGGTGTTGTAAAAAGATGCCAAATCTGCTGCGAGTGTTGTTGCGCCTTTACTAAAGGATGATAAATCTTTACCCGCTAATCCTGATGCCTTGCCAAAGGTTGCAAAGGTACTAGCCGCGCTTAATGCTTCTTTTTGGGTCAAACCCAATGCGCGATCGGCACTTTTTGCAAAAGCATTTATTTCATCAGATACATCGCCAAAAATAATTTCGGACTTGCTGATTTCCTCATTAAGATCACTTGCAGCCTTTACGCTTTCTAGGCCAATCTTGATTGCCATTGCACCTGCGGCAGCTGCGGCAAGAGCAAAAGCCTTAGCCATACGCTTGCCGTATTTTTCCATTTTGCCAGATAGGCCTTTGGCCTCTACGTCAGCCGTGTTAATACCAGTTGAAAAACCAGAAACATCTGCAAGCAGATTAAGTTTCATTGTCCTAACGTCAGCCATTTGTACGTGTCCAATTCTCGTAAACTTCGCCCACAGCTGCTTTCCAACGGCGAGTAATTTCTGGTTGCATTGCTTTCAAGGTAGGGAAAATCCAATAACCTCGGTTGCCTCGACCCTCACGCGGCGTGCGTGCCGGGAACTTGTAACCGCCATTTGGAAAGTTTCCAGCTGATCCAAAGGTGTTTCGATCAGATCCAAACTCGTTGCCAAATAGCAAGATGCCAGCGTTAGCACCTCCAGAGACTCGGCCACGCGATCCACCAATGGTTACATTTGGAATGCGGTCTTTGTTGGCTCTTACGGTTTGAGCAATGATTGCAGTCTGCCTTGGCATCGGTGCGCCAATGTAAGCGGCCATTCTGATGCCACCAGCTGTCCATGAACTAATGGCAGCCACATCATCTTTCAATGCTTTCTTGCTGTCATCATCCATCTTGCTGAGTGCTTTAAGCAATCCGCGCAAGTCCCTAAGGTCAGGCTGGAATCGAATGGTTTGTCTAGTGTCAGCCATTGTGTCCGTTCCTTTCCCTAATCAGTGACATTGCTGTGTTGATGTCTTGGAGTGACCAATGAATTAAGTCAGATAAAGGAATCCCAGTTGTGACGGCTATCCGCACTAGGTCATCCCTTAACTTTCTTTTGGGCTTTCCTCAACCACCTCGAACGAGTCAAACTCGTTGAGAACCCAAGCCTTTTGGTTAGGCATTTGGGTTTTGTTTTCTGCTTTTGCTGCTTTAAATAACATACAGGTAATAACATCTAACGAACCCTTGGCCAACTTTTCAGCTGCTTCTTGGACTGTGTACCCGAGTTCGCGTTCGATCTCGATCCACAGCCAAGCCTCATCATCACTCACTATGTAGTTATTGCCCTGTTTTGTTTTAATGTCGTATTGCATAATGGTTGCCCTGTTCCTTTTCGTTAGGCTCTTGAAACTGATCCATCCTCGACTACAAAGCTCAAGGATGTAGTAAGTACGTCAGTGGCCGCGCCACCAACGGTTGGGAATACTGGAAAGACGTTGCCAGTAAACGTATCACCGGGACCAACATCAAAGCTAAATGCCAGTGATGTATCTGGTGCTGCCTTAGCGGCATCCCATAGTGCTGAAATAATACCAGCGCTTGTGCTGCAATCTAGGTATAGTTCAACATTTAGTGTTGCAGTACGATCTACAGTCTTGTAGGCGCGACCCGATAGGACTTCTAACACTTGTTGATTGTTCTCTAGTTCAAGTGTAACTGTTGATGCTTGGTCAGCGTATGACACAGAGTTGATGCTCAAAGTCAGATTCCGACCAGTTATGTATGTTGCTGGCATGACTTGCCTTTCTAGTTGGTTGTGACCATCTCTATGTTGAGTTGGCTGATAAGCATGTCGGAGTTTCCGATTTGCTGGACTGTGGGTTGTGACCATCCACCCAAAAACGAAATGTTATTGGCTAGTAGATCGGTGACACTAAAAATCAAAGTTTCCAAGTTGGCCAAGGCCGCTTGGTTGTCAGCTGCGTTGACGATCACTGTGATGTCGAATCGCACATTGCATCGAGCGCCGCCAATGGCTGACACCGTGATGTAAGGAGATCCCGGCACAAGCACAATGGCAGGTGGCGTGATGTTCTCATTAGGGTATGAGTAAACTACGCGCCCGGCAGCTGCAAGAGTCGCGGCAAGCGTTGATCGGTAAGTCGCTAGATTAGCCAAGATAGCCTCGGGTATCTAGGTGCTTGCCTAGTAGGCCAGATACCCGAGTCAGCATTGAGCGACCCAATCGGTATGGCGCTGGAGATTGAAAGTCAACACCCTGCTGGCCAAGTGTGCCAGTGCGTGTGATCCAGATGTCGCAGGCAACGGCCATAGCAGCTTCGCGTACTTCTGGGGTGGTGTCATAAAGAGCTGCTTGGCTAGTTAGCACTGCTCGCCCATTAGGGATAACTGATCGCTTTGTGATGTCGGCATTGGTGATTGCGGCTTCAAAGAATGTCACGCCGTACTCGTCATAGCCGACCTTGGTCACTGTGCGTGATCCGTCAAACGGTGCGCCACACTTGCTGACCGTCAATGCTTGGCCGACCACAAATGTGTTGTCGTAGCAGTAAAAGCGAGCGACATTGCTAGTAAGTGATACGCCAGCAATAGACACATCGTCAAAGATTAAGTAAGACAGGATTATGTTCTCGGCGCTGTCTGCTACCGCCTGGACAATAGGGTCAGCGTAGATGTCGCCGATACCCAAAACGCTTTTCAGTTCGCTTAGTGTAATCAGTGCCATTTCAATCTCCTATCGTGTAAGTGTGTGGGGGACACAGGGCCGCATCCCCCACACTTCTAACTAACGCTGACTTAGGTCAGGTTAAAGCGACGTACTCCACCGGCAACCAAAACGCCAACGGCTAGGTAGCCATAAAGCATTGTTTCAATCTCACCTGATGTCACCACGTTTGTTGACATGCGTAGGATCGGGCTTTCGTAAATTGCAACGGATGATGGGGTCACAATGAATGCTGACTCATCGATAGTTGTTGCTACTGCGTTTGGATCGACATACAGATCAAGTCCAAGCACGTTGCCGCGTAGGCTTTGTGGGCCAGCAACTCCGCCGTTGTTCTGTGGGTTGTATGCGTTGTAGATTGGGCGACCAGTTGTATCGGTTGCACCCATTAGCAATGACCACTGGGATGTGCCAGCGATGTATGCGCTTGGTAGTTCACCTGTTGCTAGGTAAGCGGCTGGTGCTTCGGTTGATACATAGGAAATGATGCCAGCGGATGTTGCTGCAACTGCGGTGGCTTGTGTTCCACCTGCGGTTAGAGCTGCGATCACTGCGGCATCAGTTGCCTTGTTGTAGGCTCTCGTCATATTATCCACCATGGCTTGGAAAAAGTCAGGACTTGACCGTTCCAGCAGCTCGACAGAATAACGCTGCATACCTGCAAACTTGTTTACATCTAGGTTGACGTATGAGGACACTATGCCGGTCTCTGATGGGCCAGCACCTTCGTTGGTGTCAGCAACTGTGCCATTGGTTGTGATTTTTGGATGGCTGATAACCATGCCTGATGCAGTGATGGCGCGTGAGCCGATTGCATCGATGGCTGGGCGTGAGCCAATGGATGTGTCAATTACCTGTGACACGAATTGAGTCGGGCTGAATGCAGGATTTGTCGAAAATGAGTCATCCGCGGCCATCACATACTGTGCTGAATCGTGGTTGCCCATTGTTGCTTTGATCTTATGCTCTAGGTATGTTGCCTGGCTGTTGATCGGTGAGCGTGGCTTTGCGTAAGCCACTGGTGCTGCGGCAGTAACAACCGCGGCTGCGGTCACTTCATCTGCCACTGGTGCGGTTGTTTCTTCCACTGTGTTCTCCTGTGGTTGTTCCTCGGCAGGTTGTTCC